GCGGCCGCCACGCCATTTGCTCGAATTGTCGCCAGACGATTGAGGACAAAAGTAATTACGTTTGGAATACCAAGCTCGCCGTCAAATCCGGCAAGGATAAGCCTATTAAACAGAACGATCACACCCAGGACGCCGAGCGCTATGGCGTTCAATCCCGATATGGGCACGAATTCACCACCCCGGAACTAAGCAGTTGGTTATAGGAGAACACCATGGCCGGTAAAGCCAAAACAGGAAGTCGGGCAGCGGCTCACCGCGCCGATCAGCAGCGCGTGGATGGGCTGGTTAATGTGCTGTCCGGCATGGGCGTACCCGGCCAGGATCGGCGCCTGCAAACCGGCATAGCGCCCAATGCGATCCTGTCGTTAGAGCAATGCGCTGAGATCTACCGGGGCGGGATCGGCCTGGGGCGTAAGATCGTGGACATGAGCTCCGGGGATATGACGCGGGCTGGCTGGGAGATCGAGGGAGATAGCGACGGCATATTGCTCCAGGAACACGACCGACTGAGCGTAAAAGAGAGATTGACCGAGGGCCTGGCCTGGTCGCTGGCCTTCGGCGGCGGGGTGCTGGTGCTGGGCCTGAATGACCTGCAATTATCCGATCAGCCCGTCAACCCGGCGACCCTGCGCTCGTTTGATTGGATTGAAGTTTACGATCGGCGTCAGATACAGACCAGCGAGACTGACCGTTACCCCAATGGATTGCCGCAATGGTACACGATCCTCCCCCACTTCGGCGGTCTGGCTTACCGGGTGCATGAATCGCGGGTTATCAGGCTGGATGGTCTGCGGCTGCCGGGCCGGGAGCGTTATGGGGCTAACCAGGGCTGGGGTGACAGCTTATATCAAGCGGTATTCAACGCGCTGCGCGCCCAGGACGAGACTTTCGCCTCGGTGGAGCTGGTGGTGCAGGCGTGGGAACTATCGGCTATCTCTATTGCGAACCTGGCCGGACGTCTGGCTAAAAAGGCGGCTAATGGCGTTTCCATCGGGGAAGAGGAGGTTCGCAAGCGGATATGGGCGATGGACTTGTCACGCCATACCATGCGCTCGGTATTGTTGGACGCCGGAACGGGCGGTGCTGATGGCGTGGCAGAAACCTTCGAGAAGAAAACCAGCAGCGCGGCGGGCCTGGCGGACCTGCTGGATCGGTTCATTTGGATGGCCTGCGCCCAGGCTGATATCCCGGTGCGGCGCCTTTTCGGCAAGACCACGGGCGGCCTGGGGGATTCGGCGGAGGGTGACGACCGGATCTATTTCGATAACATCAGCGCCAAGCAGGAACAAAAACTCAAGACGCCCCTACAGCGGATTTGCGAGCTGCTCATGGCCTGCAAGGACGGGACGTTCCAAGGCAAGGCGCTCGCGAAGTGGTCAGTAAGGTTCAAATCACTCTGGCAGGCAAGCGAGAAAGAGATTGCCGATACTCGCAAGGTAGACGCGGACCGGGCGGCGGTGCTGGTCACGGCGGGGATCCTCATGACGGAGGAGGTCAGAGCCTCGTTCTACGGCGGGGAAAAGTACAGCGGGGAAATTCAGTTGAACGAGGCGGTTTACAACAGCGAGAAGCAAGCTCAGGCCGAGCGGGAACTGGAACTCATGAAAAACCTGGCGAATAAGCCGCCAGACAATCAAGCGCCGCCGACAGCATGATTGACCTCCGTCTCTACGTTCCGACCCAGCGGCTCGTCTATCTGGTCCGCTGGGGCATTCCCAAGCTGCCTAATGCCAAGTGGTACTGGCCGGCAGCAGTGGAGCGGATCTACCTAAGCAAGTTATTGACTCTGGCGGGGAGGCTGAAGGCTGAGACGGAGTTGCTGCTGATCCCCCGGCTGCCCGCGCTGTTCCGCGAGGCTGAGATTAACCGGCCCAAGGCGGACGCCTGGCCGGATTCCGTGCAGCAGTTGATTCAATCGCTGTCTATCAGCTTGGATCAACCTTTCAATGAAGCTGAGGCGATGGCGCTCCAGATCGGGCAGCAGGGATCGAAGTGGAATAACGTGAAGTGGCAAGAGACGCTGGTTAGGGTTTTCGGCGTGAATCTCTTCCAGATGGAGCCCTGGCTTTATCCGCAGTTACAGGCATTTGCGAAAACCAACGCCGGGCTGATTAAGAGCATGAAAACGCAGTATATTAGCAGCATCGAACAGGCTACCATGAAGGCGCTGCAATCCGGGCAGCGCTGGGAAACCTTTGCCAAGACGATTCAGGCCGGGGAATTCACTGACAAATACGTTGACAAGGCCAAATTCCAGGCGAAGCTTGTAGCACGGGATCAGATCGGCAAACTGAACGGTGACCTCACCCGGATGCGGCAACAGGATATTGGGGTCAAGAGTTACATCTGGCGCACCATGAAAGACGAACGGGTCAGAGATTCACACCGGTCGCTGGATGGGAAAGAATTCGATTACGCGGGCAGGAATAGGCCTCCCAACGGCGAGGATCCGGGTCAAGCGGTAAACTGTAGATGCAATCAGGAGGCCAGCTTCATCCCCCTTGTTTATTCGATGGCGGCCTAATGACACTCGAAGATGCTATTGAATTGGTCACTGTGGTATTAACCCGAGTCCCGGCGCGGAGATATACCGGAACGGTGGATTTCTCTTTTAATTGCCGCAATGGAGGGCTGGAGAGTCCTAAAGTTTCCCATAGTCAATCACTGAAGTCAATACGGCATGAATCTACTGAGAATTCAGTTCGAGTACCAGGAGAAAATCCCTCGTGATTGTCAGGTTTGCCCCATGCTGCACATGTGCCGGAATTTCTATTTTGACACAATGGCGGGGCTGCATCTGTATTTCGAGCCTTCGCGTAATTAAAAATATAAAATAATCCTTGACTCGGCTTTATTTATTCGTTAAATTTAACGCGAACTAAAATTACCGGAATAGCTTCCGTGCCCGCTTGATGGGCTACACGCAAGCCCCGGATTGATTCAGAGGCGATAACTCGCCCCTGGATTGATCCGGGGCTTTTCGTTTTAGGGTCAGCCATGAAATCACAGATGCAAGGCCGCCGGACTTCCGAGACTATCCGGCTGATTGATATTCTGCTGCTGAATGATGATGGCACAGGTTGGGAGCTCAAGAATGCGCGTGACCTGTTGGACAAATACCGGGATCGGGTCGAACCAGAGAGAAAGCCGCCCCTATCTACTTACCGCGAGACGTAAATGCCGAGAGTAACCCGCTTCGATGCCGGCGAGCTGAAGCTCAAGAAAGACGCCTGGGAAACCCCGGAGGGTTTTCTGGATGGCTTTGCTCTGGGTACAAAGGTCGGCGTCTTTCCTTATGCGGATGAAAAGGGCGAGGTGCATTACGAGTACCGGCCCGCCGAGGAGCTCTTTAAGGCGGACACGCTTTATTCCATGCGGAATATCCCGGTTACGCTTGACCATCCAGCGGAGGGGATAGTAAACGTCAGCAACTCTTCCCGGCTGATGAAGGGCTTTACCGGCGTGGAAGTCAAGCCCGATGGTGACCGGATCTATACCGACCTGAGGATCACCCACCAGGATGCGGTGCAGGCGGTCAAGGACGGCAAGGATCAAGTCTCTTATGGCTATCAAGTAGAACTGGTGCAGCAAAAGGGCGAATACAAGGGGCTGGCCTATGATTTCGTGCAGACGAACATCCATTACAATCACCTGGCGCTGGTGGATAAGGCGCGCATGGGGCCGGATGCTAAAGTATTGACAGATACGGTAGATTCCCGCACCGGCCGGCCGGTGATTCGCCTGGATGGTTCCGGCAATCAGGTTTTCAATGAAGCAACAGAAATTTCTCATAAACAAGACGAGGTTACGACAATGCCTAAATTCAAGATTGACAAGCTGGAGTATGAGGCCGCACCGGAGGTTATCAACTTCATTGACAAACTCCAGGCGGCTCACGACGACCTGAGGGTCAAGGCCGATTCCGTTCCGGCGCTGAGCACGCAGATTTCCACCCTGACGGGCGAACGCGATCAGTTAAAAGTCCAACTCGACGCGGAACTGAAGAAAGACCACTCCGCCGACATCCACACCGCCGCCGCCCGGCTGACGCGCATCCAGGACGCCGCCCGCAAAGTGCTGCCGGCTGACCAGGTAGCCAAGCTCGACTCTATGGTTGAGCCTGACATGCAGAGGGCGGTCCTGCTGGAATTGACGCCCGAGGCGGCCCGCGCGGATCGCAAGGCGGTTTTAGACAGGGCGAACGCCGATTACCTCAACGCCGCTTTCGACCAGGCCCTCGTCTCCCTCCCCACAGGCCCGGCGGGCATGAAGGAAGTGGTGATCGCCGACGCTGTTACCCAGGAAAGCGACGATCCCGACAAGGTACGGGAGGATTCAACCAAGAAAAAGGGTGAAGCTCACAAAAAGCCCGCGAAATAGTCATGGGCGCACCAACAGACATAAACAAAAACCGACAATAATAGGGAGGCGATAATGCCTTGGAATGATTTTCCGACAAACCGCGTCCGGGGGTTACCCGGCGCACCTGCTGACCTGAACAGCACACCCGAAGAGAGCCTGATTGCGCTGGAGGCTATCGCTCCGGGGTTGGGGATCGTGCGTATGGTCGGCAATTCTTCTTTTTGCCGCCTGCCGCAGGCTAACGTGGTTACGCTGCTTGATGACGCCGGAGCTTATACCTCCGGCACTATTGCTGGCACGGTAAACGGCTTCGCCGTGACCGCAGCCTATAACGCCAGCAAGGATCAAACCCTGACGGACTTTGCTACCGCCATTCAAGCGCTGAATAGCGTGCTGACGGCAGTCTACACCGGCGGCACCACGCACACCATCGTCATCACAGCGGTTAACAACGAGGCCCTGGTGGTCGTGACCCCAACCGGCATGGTCGGCGGCATGACCTTCACCTCAAATCTGCGCTCTACCGGCGATACGATTCGCGGCCTGGCCGCCTACAGTCACCAGATGGAGCGCCCGTTCGTGGGTCAGATCGTCAACGACCAGGCGGTGATCACCCTGTCGGGTGACGTGATGGCCGGAAGTGATACCCTGCGCGTCATGCTCAATGGGACGCTGCTGGCCTTGATCACCTATGCCACCTCCGAACTGAATTCCCTGACGCTGCTGGCCGAGCAGATCCAGGCGCAGCCGACGATTGTCTCGGCGGTGGTGGATGGCACGGCCCGGAATATTACCGTCAAAGCCAGCTATGGTATGTCGCTGGTCATCAACAGCATCGCCGTGCTGGACAATTCCGGGGGTACGCTGGCGGCCGCCATTACTTCCAGCAGTCAGAACACGGCGGCCCAGGAAGTCAGCTACAAAGCCACTGAGATGATTCCGGGCGCGCGCAAGGGGCGCTGGCTGGTCGTGCCTGAGCAGGCGGTGACGCCGGAGTCGAACGTGTTCGTGCGCTTCGCGGATAACGGCGCTTTCGTGCGCGGCGGTTTCCGTATTGATGCGGATACCGACCGGGCCGTGAGCTGGGCGGCGGCCCACTGGACGGAGGTCGCGGCTGCGGGCGTGGTCACGGCCATCGAATTCAATCTGCCGTAGATCCGGCGCTTGACACTAACAGGCAATTAAAAATCCCCGATACATGGAGGACATTCAAAATGTCTCAGATCAAAGAGTACATTCGCCGGCTGGTACGGGATAGTATCCTGCCGGGGATTACAGCCCAGGGCGGAGCGCGCTTGGACTCCAACCAGGGCTTGATCCTGGCCGAGAAGCTGACGGCGGTCATGGCCGAAATCTACCGCCAGGAATATGCGGATCGCATTGCCGACAAGTGCATCCCCCTGGCGACCGGAATTCCTGAAACCGCGGTGGCGGTCAAACACCGCAAGTTGACGCCCACCGGTGTAGCGCGCCGGATTCACAATTGGGCGACCGACTTTACTCCGGTCAATTTGTACATGAGCGAGGAAACCCTGCCCGTTCGGGAGTGGGGTGACTCCTATCGCTATAACTGGCTGGAATTGCAGCAGGCGGCTGCCGGTGAAATCTCGTTAGACGCCGAAATGGGCGTGATCGCCAAAGACGCTTTCGAAGATCTGCGGGAGATCGTGGCTTTCTTCGGCGACCTTGCCATAAATATCCCCGGCCTCTTGACTCAGGCGAATATCATCCGGGGCGTCGTGGCCTTGAATGCCGCTACTACCAGCACCGCCTGGGCGGCCAAAACCGACGTCGAGATCAAGACGGACATTCGCCGTCTGTTCAACCTGGTCGGCGCGGCCACCAACTGGATCATGCGGCATGAGCCCAATACCGTGCTGATCCCCGCCGCAGTCTGGGGCACGCTCGCGGATCGAGTGCTGACGGGTACTAACGTCACCCTCATGGATTCCCTGCGGAACACTTATTCCGGGGTGGAATTCATCAAGGCGCCGGTTTGCGACGCCATCCCCGCCGCCTCCGACCCGACCCTGGCAGGCACCGGCACCACCCGTAACTGCATCGTGGCCTACCGCCGCGATCCGCAGCACCTCAAGCAGATCGTAGCCATGCAGTTCCGCCAGCTCCCGCCGTTCTGGGATGGAGGTCAATACTCTGTCAAGTGCCTGGGTCGTCTGGGCGGAACGGACGTGCGCTTCCCGCTGACGGTCTGCAAGCTCGAAGGGGTATAGGCGGCAATCACCAACTGAATGAACGGAATGGCCCGTAGCCGCCCTCGGGCCTTCTACTACCCACGATTTCAAACAGGTGAGGATATGCACGTCCATAATAACAGCTCCACCCCCTGGGCTATCGGCGATACGCTGGTTCTCCCCAAAGACAACTTGGTTCCCGACACTCTGGCTAACGATCCCACTTTCAAGATGCTGGTGGGCCGTGGAACACTCTCTATCCGCGTGGCTACGCCCGAAGTGGCGGCCATAATTCCAGAAATTCCCAAGGCGGTGCTGGTGCCGTTGGACAAGCGCCCGGTCGCCGAGGTGATTGCGCTGGTCAATGAGGCCTTTACCGAGGAGGCCCTGAAGGACATCGCCGCCCAGGATGGCCGTAAGCCGGTTCAGAAAGCGGTAACCGCACGTCTGGCGGTTCTGGCCGAGCCTCCCAAGGATGGCGACCAGGAAACCACCGAGACGGTCAGCTAACTCATGGCCGCCGCCGAAGTTACAACCATCATTGCCGCGTTAGCGTCGCAATTCAACGGCAACTCGGCGCTACCCGCGCTAATTAGATTGGCCGAGCAGGAATTGGAGCCGACCGTCTTTGGCGCGTCCTATGACCTGGCTTGTGCTTATTGGGTGCTGCATAGTCTCTCCGGCAACCCCAGCGGCGCTGCCGGGGCGGTAGCATCACAGAGGGCGGGTGACATTGCAGTTTCCTATGCTGTGGCGCAATCGGACAGTGATTTAGGCTCTACGCATTGGGGCAAGAAACTGAGGGATCTAATCCAGGTCAGCGTCATCGGCTGCCGGACAGGAGCGGTATGAAATCCTTCAAGTACGGGGCCAATGTGGAATTTAAAGATACCGGCTGGACCGCCTTCGTGCGCGGCCTGGATCAGATAGACAAGCGAGCCGTCAAAGTGGGGTTTCTGGTGACCTCGCAAATACCAATTAAAGAGGGTAAAAGCACCGCCCCGGAATTGGTGAAGATCGCCGCTGCAAATGAATTCGGGGCTCCCCATGCCGGACGTGGCGGGAAAACGAAAATCCCGGCCCGTCCTTTTATCCGACCGACCGCTGATGCTAAACGCACCTTTTTCCATGAGAAGCAAAAGGAATATTTGCAGGCTATAATTCAAGGCTTAGTGCGAAATGGGCGGGCGATGAATGTGAATCAAGCTCTTACTGAAATGGGCGAGAAGATGGCCGGATTTGTCGAACAGGCGATTATTGATATGAAGAGCCCGCCCAATGCTTACTCCACGCAATTAGCCAAGGGGCGCAAATTGAAAAGTAGCAAGGGCGTCAAAACCCACTTCTTGGGAGGGGCGATATTCGCCACCAAGATGCGCCGGGGTAAGCAGGTAATGGTGAAACCCCCACTGGTGGACAACCCCTTAGTTGACTATGGACAAATGGCGGGGAGTGTCCGTTGGGCGGTCACCACGGACTTGAAGGGTGGAATCTAATGCCTCTTCCGTTTGAACAAGCCCTGACAGGAAGCCGACCGCCGCCGGGGGTGTATGTCGAGGGGATTTTTCAGACTTCAGGGGAACCTACTGCACTATCTTTTCGGGGAACGCCGAGGCCTCTAAGGCCCATCGAATTGTCTATTTTGCCCGAGGGTTTATTGGTCACGCAAGCGATAGTAATTTATACGGAATTTGAATTACAGGCTATGGATCAAGGGGCGGGGATTGGGCCGGATTCGGTAACACATCAAGGAAATGATTTCGAAGTGTTTTCGGTAGATCCCCACATTCAGGGATTTTTAGATCACTTT